TTCCGATGCCCTTCTTCGTGTCCGAAGTGGAACCCTTCGACCTGTTGAACGGAGGCTGCGGTATGCTGGATCTCGTCGCATTGCTGTGGGGTTAAAGCCTTTGGGATGTACCAGTAATGATTGGTGAGCATGTTGAGTAGATTATCAGAACTTCGTCAAGAAGCAGAGTGGAGAAAATGTGTTCGGGATGAGAACTATTTTTTACAGAATTACTGGCACATTGCTCACCCTGCTCACGGTCGTATTCTTTTTTCTTTACGTGAGGCTCAGGCGGAAGCTATCCAACATTGGGCCGACAATAGGTATTCGCTGACTCTGAAGGCGCGCCAAATTGGGTGGAGCACACTTGTATCCGCACACCAATTTTGGTTGGCGTTCTTTCATCCTGACCAAAACATTATTGATTTGAGTCGTACAGAACGAGAAGCGGTTTTGTTGCTTCGTAAAACGAAGTACGGGTTTGGTCATTTGCCGAAGTGGATGATAGCGCGGGGACCTAAGTCCCTGGTCGAACACCAGCAGCGCATGGCGTTCGACAATGGATCACAGGTCACGTCGATGCCTTCAGCTTCTGATCCTGCCCGTGGCGAGTCGGCCACACTGATTGTTGTTGATGAGTGGGCTTTTTTGCCCAACGCTGAGGAGGCGTGGGCTTCTATCGAACCTGTAGCTGACGTAGGTGGCCGTATCATTGGGTTGAGTACCGCTAACGGTTCAGGAAACTTTTTCCACCACTTGTGGGTGGGTGCTACAACTGGGGCTAACAAGTTTTCGTCGATGTTTTATCCTTGGTCTGCGACGGAGGATAGGGGGGAAGCATGGTACATGGAAAAAGTAGCATCCATGTTACCGTGGCAGCTTGCTCAGGAATATCCGACGACGCCTGAGGAGGCGTTCGTCAAGTCAGGCAACCCTGTATTCGATCTAGATATTCTTGAAGCTATGGAACGAAAAGTTATTCACGGCGAAACTGGGTATATGTTTAAGGCTCCTGGGGTGTTGGAGTTTCGGTCGCAATGAGTTTAGAAGTTTGGGAACGTCCTACAGCAAGATCCGCTTACGTTATGGGTATCGACACGGCTGAAGGTTTAGGTCATGGCGATTACTCTGTCATCCAGGTATTAAATGTCGGTACAGGAAACCAAGCAGCCATATGGCACGGCCATATTGCTCCAGACCTTCTAGCCGAAGAGGTAGATAATGTAGGCCGTTGGTTTAATTCAGCTTTGTGCTGTGTCGAGTCAAACAACCATGGTTTGACAACCATCACTGAGTTGCGTCATTTGGGTTACCCCAATTTGTTTCGTAAACGACAACTCAACAGTGTGAACAACAGAATTGGTCACGAGTACGGTTGGAAGACCACTCGTACGTCGAAACCGTTGATGATTGATGATTTGAGTTCTGCATTACGGAACGAAGAGATATCCATTAAAGACCGTCACACTTTGGCAGAGTTACGAACTTTTGTTCGTAACGACAGGGGAAGCATGGGTGGTTCTCCTTACGATGACCGTGTGATGGCGTTAGCTTTGGCTAACCAGATGCGTAAATACGCTCACGAACCTGAGTACAAAGTTGAAGTAAACGATTATTGGACTGTTGACTGGTGGGGACGTTTAGCAATGGGAGAGCCAGATAGACCTTCTTCTCTCATAGGCGGTACTACTATCCGTGGGACACGCTAACCTTTCTATAGACATGTCATTTTTGGAGGAATCCGTGGGAAGAAATATTGCTCAAACACCTGGAGTCACCGTTGACGGTACTAAAGGTGCAAATAACAAGATGGAACGTGGCGGATCAGTATCCGCTAACCCCATTTGGACCCCTGGTGGCCCACAATCACCTAAACAGCGATTGACCGCAGGGAAGTATGCGAACCAAAACGGTGATTTAGGTAAAACTGTGAGTGTTCGCGAAACCCCGAAAAATCAGCACGGAACCAGTGGCAAGGTTGAGCCTGTTGGTAAGCAGCCTGATCTTCGCGGCCATAACGCTGGTTAAAGTATGGCTGTCCTCCGAGATGAGGCCAGCTTCGTAGAGTTCTCTGAGTATGTTCTCGCACGGAGAAATGTTCCCTTAAAGGAACTCAGGGAACTTTACGAACGTCGTTTGCGCCTAAAATCGATAACAGTGCATACGGGTGAAGCCTATAGAAAGACTTTGCCTGTAGATGAACGTCATCTGACTAACCGTGAACGAGAAGCTAAGGTGTTTGCCGAAGCTAAATCTCAAGGGCGTAACATCGAAAAACTCCCTGAGAAAGCGCAATTCTGATGGTTCAAAAGTCTCGTCAAGAACTTCTAGGTGAATACACTGAGGGCGTCGAGAAATGTCGCCAATGGCGTGACCAGCAAGGCTACGAAAATACTTGGCGACGGTTAATAGACTTGTACAAAGGTAAGCACTGGCCTTCGACAACTTCAAACCAGCAAGATCTGATTGCAGTTAATTTAGCGTTTTCGACAGTCAACGTGATCGCACCAAGTGTTGCGGTGAACTATCCAAAGATAGTTGTTCAAGCAAACACGGAAGAGAATGTTGACAGGGCCATATTTGTTGAAGCAATCATCAACTACATGTGGAAACACCACAACTTTCGTGACCCTTTCCGTCACGCAGTTAAAGATTTCCTAATATTTGGTCATGGCTGGATAAAAGTTGGTTGGAAATTTCTTGAGCAAACACAACTTGTTACCGAAGTTGAGCGGGAAAGTTTAATAGATCAAGCGTTTCAAGAAGTCGCAGATTTCGCAGCAGATAGCCCTGAGCTAGCTGCTGACCTTCCCACGAATGAAGATATCTACGCAAATATCCCTCAAACAATTACGAGGGTCGTTGAGGATCAGCCGTTCGTGGAAAGGATTTCTCCTTTCGACATTTTTGTAGATCCTAAAGCAAACACAATGGGAGAAGCTGGTTGGATTGCTCAACGGATCGTAAGGAACCTTAAAGAAGCTCAAAACGATAAGCGTTACAAACCATCGGCACGGAAACGGCTGTCAAGCAACTATATTCCTGATGACAACACAGCGATGGAAGAAAAAAACCAGTATCTCCCTGACCAAGTAGTTGTATGGGAATACTACGACATGAGATTGAACACGCTTTCGGTTTACGCTGAGGGTGCTGACGAGTTCCTTATAGATCCCGTGGCAATGCCTTACGCATACGGTCAACCGTTCGTAATGGTCCGAAATTATGATGTTCCAGATCAATTCTATCCGATAGGTGATCTCGAAAGTATCGAAAGTCTCCAGTTGGAGCTTGATAAGACTCGTTCACAGTTGATGAACGACAGAAAGCGTTACGCCAGGAAATGGTTGTACCACGAACGCTCATTTGGGCCTGAAGGTCGTGAAGCTCTTGAATCTGATGATGACGGACGCATGGTTCCTGTCGTGGATGAGAACAAACCACTTTCTGAAGTGGTTGTTCCGATGCCTCAAGTGCCAATTAGTCCTGAAATATACAACTATTCGTCCATAATTGAAGCTGATATTAATACTGTTTCAGGTATTTCGGAGTACGCCAGAGGCGCAATGCCTGAGATTAGGCGTACGGCTACTGAGGCTTCTATTGTTGCTGATGCCCAGAATGCTCGGTCTGCGGACAAGTTAGCGATTGTCGAAATTGCTATTTCTCAGGTAGCTGGAAGAGTCATACAACTCATGCAAGAGTTTATGACAGGTGAACAAATAGCCAGAATCACCAGTGTCGGTGGTGAAGACATGTTTGTTGACTACAGCCGTGAAGACATTACTGGAGAATACGATTTCTCTGTTCAAGCTGGTTCTACGCAGCCGATGAATGACACAATTCGTAAGCAACAAGCGATTTCGTTGATGAATGCTATAGGTCCGCTTGTTGGAACAGTCATTGACCCCGCTGCTTTAGCGATGCATGTGTTGGAGAATGGTTTCGGTATCAAAGATCCAGCGAAGTTCATTATGCAAGGGCAACCTCCGCAGCCAGAGGGAGAAGAAGTCGTGGAGGAAGAAGGACCAATAATTTCTCCGCCAGATTTAGGCGCAATGGGTATGCCTGGAGGGATGGGAGCGCCTGAAGGTGGTGCGTTTGCGCCCACTGGGGGCATACCGCCAGAGATTTTAGCGCAGCTTCAAAACCAGATGGGTGTCGAGCTTCCCTCTTTATAGTGGGACACTCCCCTATAGTTATTAGGAACAATCTCGCAGAGAATTCCTAGGAGGGGCTAGTGCCCGAAGAAAATGAAGTTGATATGGAATCCACGTATGTGGATGACCCTGAATCTTCAATAGATGTTCCATTGGAACCTGGGGAAACGTACACCATCAAGGTAGACGGTGTCGAAGAACAGGTCAGCCTTGAAGAACTTCAAAACGGCTATCAGAGACATTCGGATTACACCCGAAAGACTCAAGAGGTGGCCGCTGAACGTGATCGTTTATATCAGGCCGAACAAATAGTGTCTGCTTTGGAAAATAATCCAGAGGAAACACTTAGAACTCTGGCTCAATCTTTCGATTTAGATTTCGGAGGAAAACCTGATTCTTCTAGTCAAGATTACAACTGGGAAGAAGAAGAAGACCCTACCGCTAAAAAGATTGCTGCCCTAGAAAAAAGAGTTGAACAGTCTGAAAGCGTTCGCAGACAGGAAGCAGTAGAGCGACAAGTATCGAACCTACAGGAAACATACGGCGATTTTGATAGCCGTGAATTGCTTAATCACGCTTTGCGACACAAGATTCCAAATCTTGAGGCTGCTTACACGCATTGGCGATTCGATGAGGTTAAAAGCACTGCTGACAAACTAACGAAGGAACAAGAAATTGTTTCTAAGAAACGGGAAGCAGCAGTAGTGGAACCTGGGGGGTCAACCCAAATGGGAACCGATTCCAAACCCACCTCAATTCCTAAAAGTATCCGAGAAGCATTCGCTCAGGCAAAGGAACAACTAAGCACTTAACCTTTTAGGAGCAAACAAATATGGCTGGAAACGCCAATTTCGATCAAATATTGAGCACCACGCTCAATAACTATATTCCGCGATTAACGGACAACATTTTCAGTGCCCGTCCATTGTTTTATGCGTTGACAAACACTGGAACAATGCGAACAGTAAGTGGTGGCGCAAAGATTGTTGTTCCAATTATCTATGGAACAAACACTACGGCTGACCACTACGCTGGTTCGGATACTATTCTCACGACCGCTCAAGCAGGTATTTCGGCTGCTGAGTACTCATGGGGACAGTACGCCGCAACGGTAACCATTAATGGTCTTGAAGAAGCCCAAAACAATGGTGAAGCACAGATCATTGACCTTCTCGAAGGCAAGATCTTCCAGACACAGGAAACCATTATTGAGAACATGAACTTAATGTTCTATCAAACTGGTCCTGGCGCTGGTGTTCTGTCTACTCGGTGGAACGGTCTGGAACAAATTGTTGACGGATCAGCCCTTACGGCCAACACCCTTGCGGGTATTGACCCTTCTGTATCGGGTGACGACTTTTGGAAGGCGCAAGAAACCCCCTCTGGTGGTGTCGCTAGCTTGACTGCAGCAATGATGGCAACGATGTACAACGATTGCTCGACTGGTAATGACCAGCCGACAATCATCATCACGTCGCAGGAAGCGTATGAAAAGTATGAAAGCTTGTTGACAGGTCAAATGCGGTACACCGATACCGACATGGCTGACGCTGGCTTCCAGAACCTCATGTTCAAGGGTGCGCCCATCACATTTGATGGCGCTATCTCTGACCCTACTGTTGCTGCTGCTGCACAACCGATGTACTTCTTGAACACGAAGTACCTTCAGCTTGTACGCCACAGCGATGTGTGGTTCAAAGCAACACCGTTTGTACGCCCAACCAGCCAAGACGCAGTGTTCTCACAAATACTTGCGTACGGTCAGTTGACATGTTCAAACCGTGCCCGACAAGGGGTACTAACAGGGCTATAACCCACAAATGACGACGTGGGGGGCTTCGGCCCCCCACCATGTCACTTTTTTGAGGACTTATGCGAAACGTCAGTAGAGTAAATGCAACCAACCAAATTAGTTACTCAAAAAATTCGAGGTTATATGCTGACCCTGGGGAGAGAGGGAAAGTAGTCGCTGCTAGGTCTTCTCAGCATGGAAGTCGCAACGTAATGGAAGCTGAAGACTTCGGTGAAATTATTAAACCCACCACGAATAGTTGTTTAGCGATAGCTAAGTCTGGTGAACCTTGCAAAGCTCGCCCTGCTGAGGGAGAAAGCTTCTGTACTTTCCATAAGGAGTAGGTGTGAACATTGAGGATATGAGGTCTTACATTCGATCTGTTGTCGAAATTGACAGCAGCGATATTTCGGATGTGGTCTTAAATCGTTTCCTTGGTGAAGGCTACGATCAAGTTGTTTATAGCGAGAAGCGTTGGCCTTGGTATGAGGCAGAAACAACATTTACCACGGTTGCAAGTACAAAAGATTATGCTTTGTCTGCTGTGGGTGCCTCTCTGAGTAATGGTTTAAGAGAAATTCAGGCTTTACGCACTGATGACCATATTCTTACGATGTTGGGTAGAGATGCTGCCGATGCGTCGTATCCGTTGGACACTGAAAGTAGCGGGGACCCTTGGTATTGGAGTTTCTGGGGGGACACTGCACGGTTGTACCCCACTCCTGCGGGTGGAAAAACCATTTATGTGCGTGGATACAAAAATCCGACTCATTTTGGAGTAAA